GTCTTGATTTAGTAAAAGATAATAAAATTACAATGATTGGGCGTAGCGATATTCAGAAAACTCTTGAGTTATATCCTTACGGCACTTTTTTACTGAATCAAGTCAATAATGAATATAATTATATGACACTTGAATTACTATTTAATGGGTTTCCTGTAATTCATAACGCTACAAGCTGGAAAGAACATGGTTATTATTATAATGGCTCTGACCTTGATGCCATCGGCCAGCAGTTTATGAAAACAAGAATGCATGAAAACAATCTAGAAATATATAAGTCTCACGCTCAAACTTTGATGTGGACGCATTCTCCTTACAATCCTTCAGTTCATAAGAAGTGGCATGAGATTTTGTCAGCATAGAAAGTCGCTTAAATCAATCTCTCTTAAATATTTAAGAAAAATATGAGGATTGGTATCCTATCTACTTGTCAGTTCTCCATGTTTAGTGGAGGACTCGCAAATACTACAATAGCGATTATAGAAACTATGAAGATTCTTGGCCATGATGTTACACTGTTAAATACAAATACGAGCGTAGAATGGTTTGAAGATTGTAAGCTTCTGAAAGAAGATATAAAAGTAATAAATATTGAGAAAGATTCTGGGAAGTGCGAAGAATTATTTGATTTAATTATTGAACTAGTTCCTTACTTTGATTCTGAAGCTCAACGACGAACTTTTTCAAAGAAAAGTATATTTTTATTCCGCAAGGGAATTCTTATTCCTACAATTGAACATTCATTATATCCAGTGATTCTACAAAAATATAATTTCGACGGAATTTCTGAGATTTGGTCATTTAGCCAATTATCTGATAGCGATGAAATACAAATTATGGAAACTCTAACACGTAAGCCTGTATTCTCGTTACCTTATCTATGGACTCCTTCTATTATTGAATCGCACCGCAATGAGCATAATATGCCAATATGGTATTCCGTTCAAGCGATGATAGCACAGCAGCAAAATGGGCAACTACCGTTATGGTCTCCTCACATTTGCGAAACAAATAATACATCTGCTTCATCTTGTACTATACCTATGCTGATTATGAGACAGGCAAAAGTTAGTAATTTTCCAGTAAATAAATACAAAGTTCATAATACTGACCAATTAATACAATCAGAGTTTTTTAAGGATAACATTAAGCGTCATTGTGAGATTGAAGATCTCAGTGGGGAATTTGTTGGTCGCCAACGCATGATTGATTTTGTGTTTGAGCCTATGAGTTGTATCATTAGCCATGTGCGGTTTATTCCTTTCAAGCCTATGCTATTCGATTTAGCGTGGTTTGGAATTCCTTTCGTCCATAATTCTGAAGTGCTTAATAGTATTTGCTGCTTTGAGCGTTATTATTATCCTAATAACAAGATTTCTGTTGCAGTTGAAAAACTTGGTACAATGCATGAAGATTTTATTGGTGGTAAGGGCTGGTTCTCACTTGATAATCTACAACAAATAAGAAAAGATATTCTTGAAAAATTTACATGTATGAATAAAACTCTCGTTGAAGCTTATAAAAATAGATTAGATACTCTAGAAAACCCTATACAAGAGAAAGAAGAGTCTCTTCCTACACTACAAATTGAAACAAAGCGTAAATACTATATTATGTTTTCTGACTTCTGGCCTGATTTCGATAATTCTTATAACTTCTTTTCACTGTTAATTGAAAACACTAAGAAAGACTTAGATGTTGTATGTTGCGGTGAATCTGATTTACCAAGTGGTATTCAACCCGATGCGATAGTCTTCAGCGCATTTGGTGATACATGGAGAAAGTATCCAACTGTACCCAAAATATATTACACTGGAGAAAATAGTCCACCATTACAAGAAGAATCTATTAAACTCAATTTAGGATTCGGTCATCTTGACATGATTTCAGATTCTTATTTACGTTTTCCTTTATGGATTCTTGAGATTGATTGGTTTAATTGTAATAAAGAACGTATTTCAAACCCCAAGCCAATCTCACTAGAAGATTGTACAAATGTAGACTTTTCTAAAAAGAAGAATAAATTCTGCGCATTTGTTGTAACAAATCCTAACAATCCTATACGTAATCTAGCATTTGAGTGGTTATATACATATAAACCTATTGATTCTGGTGGAAGACTATTTAATACTATTGGTGACAAACTATTTGCTGGTGGAGGTGGTGGTGGTGGCGAACTAAAAAAGTATGAGTTCTATAAAGATTATAAGTTCTGTTTGACATATGAGAATAGTTCTTCTCAAGGGTATGTAACTGAAAAATTACTACATGCAAAAGCAGCTGGATGTATTCCCATTTACTGGGGCGACCCTAAGATTGAGCGTGACTTTAATATCAATGGCATGATTGATGCACGTAATATTCATACAAAAGAAGAATTAATTGCTGCTGTTAAAGCAATAGATGAAAATGACGAAGAATATATGAAAAAGTTTTCAATTCCTGCATTAGATTCTTATAGAGTAGATTGGGCTCGCAGAACTATGTCAGAGCTAGCATCTAGAATTCTCAAAATCACAACTAGTAATCCTGTAGAAGTTTCTAGATTTGCTGCCAGTCCAGCAAAGCAGAAAAAAGCAACAACTATTGAAACACCTCTTGTTGTAACGTATGCAACACGAGAGTTTCTCCCTTCACTGAGTCAATGGGTTGCTTCATTTGAAGCACAGCGAAGTATTATTTCAAATCTAGAAGCACTAGTATATCTTGGGCATGATGTGCCAGAATCAACAAAAGAAATGCTCACTGAGAGTTACAAGTTTATAAGATTTGCTTCGTTGCCAAAGGAAGCCCCAGAAAATTTCAAAGATATTTGGGATGCTAAGCACTATGCTTGGAAAATATACATTTATCAAGAGTTGGCAAATACTGAAAACAGAATGGTTTTCTATCTAGATGCTGGTGGCTTCATGTGCAGATGGCCAACTGAATATTTACTAAAGGCTCAAGAAAATGATATTTGTGTTCTAGAAGATGATGAGCAGTTTAATGAACAATGGTGCTCTGAAAAATCTAAGCAGATTATGAAGATTAACCAGTCTGAATTACATGAGAAACAAATTGTTGCAGGCATTATGTGTTTCCGTGCTGGCTCTGAAAAGGCAAAAGCGTATTTCAATGAGGCTTGGACCTACGCACAAATACGTGACTGTATTGTGGGTGAAAAGTGGAGTGGTATGAAAAATGGCAAACCATTTGGCCATCGCCATGACCAAAGTATATTGTCTATTTTATCTATTAGGCACAAGCTAGCAAAGTACCCATTACATAATATTTACTGTGATACATCTTTGCGTAGAACTTTCTTAACAAATAAGAATATTTACGTTCATAGAAATAACCTAAAAATTCATGAGCCTTTCTTAGATAATATTGATGACTGCTTTGTAATTAATCTGAAACGGCGCAACGACCGTCTAGAGCGTCTATATAGCAATAGTCCTGAATTCAAAAATAAGATTATAGAGTTTGAGGCATTTGAAGGTCGTAAACTGCAACTCACGCAAAGTATGGCACGACTTTTCAAACCTCATGATTTTATGTGGAAGAAAGCAATTATGGGATGTGCCCTCAGTCATTTAGAGTTATGGTATAAACTCGCATCTGAGAAAGAGGAAATTAATAGCTATTTAATACTAGAAGATGATGTGAAGTTTGTGCCAGGTTGGCAGACACTATGGAAAGAAGCGCAACCTCACATTCCTCAGAACTATGATGTAATATATCTAGGGGGAATCCTACCACCAAATCGTGCTGGATTTGAAATGACAAAGGACCCTATAAATAAGTATTTCAGTCGTGTGAAAGAAAATAACTTCTTTGGTCAGCAAGAAGCGAATCGTTATTTCCACTTCTGTGCGTATGCTTATGTGTTATCCAAGCAAGGTGCGCAAAAGATTATGGCATCAATTCAAGCAAAAGATGGATATTATACATCAGCAGACCATATGATTTGTAACCCTGTTGATTTCTTAAACATATTTTTCTTAGACCCTCTTGTTGCTGGATGTTACCAAGATGATGACCCTGTATATAAGAGCAGTGAATTTAATAACTTTAATAGAGTTGATGGATTTGACAGTGATTTATGGAACAATGATGAGCGTTTCGATAAAGAAGAATCTGATAAACTTGCTTTAACTGGTGAATTAAATCCTCTAAGAGCTCTTCATGAAGCACGTAAGTATATTACAGATACATCTGTAAGACCTACTTTTGAAAAAGTAAATACAAATGATCCAAATATTTTTAATAAGATTTGTTGCTTAGAAACACAAGATATCGAATGGAATAAACTCTATGAACATAGTTGGTTGCATGAACTATTTGGTCGCCCCAAGATTGTAGAGTTACAGAAAGTGAAACTCAATGAGAAACCTCCAGTAGAAAAACCTATATTACTAGTACAAAAAGGTCATTTTGAAATGTATTATGCACTATTTTCTTTCTATGAAGCGAATGATATTCAATACTATGTGTTACATCTAAGTGATGAACATGGTAATGATGATATTAGTTTCTATGATAATAATAACTGCTTAGGAGTTATTCGTAATTATATTAGAAGTGGTCTAAATTCAAAAGTGAAAGTCATACCACTTGGATACCATTTTACTTTGAGAGAAGGTATTGATAATCCATTTGAGCGAACACCGCAACTTCCGTTCCGCTCGAATCTATGGTGTTTCTTTGGAACAAACTGGAATAACAGAAAAGAAATTATTGATTTACTAGAGCCGATTGGTAATAACACATATAAACTCTATGATTCTTGGAATGATCCTGCAAATCTTGTACGTGAAGAATATTGTGCAATGCTGCTAGATTCTGTATTTGTACCATGTATGGGCGGTCAGAATCCTGAAACATTCCGTCTCTACGAGGCTCTAGAATGCGGATGTATTCCAATTCTAATCAATGATGATACAAACGCTAATTATTTTACATACATTAGTCAGTATCTACCATTCTTAAATGTAAATAGTTGGGCACAAGTGCCTAATCTTATGACACAATTATTCAATGATAAACAGTCTTTAGAAACATATAGATTTATGTTACTGAATAATTATAGACAGCTAAAAGAAAATCTTAAGAAAGATTTACAAAGGTATAAAGAATAATAACTATAAAAACTTAGAAAATGGGTGAAGAAATTCCGTCTTTTTTTAAGACTCTTGAGCAACAGCTCAAGAAAGAAACGAAGGTTGAGAATAATCTCGATCTAAGTAAAATCGGATTCGGCAACATTATTGCTAGTCCAGAAAATAAGGATGTAAATAAACTAAAATTTCTACTCGTAAGCACGCATATGCATCAGTTTACTGGTTATTCAAAAGTATCTCATAATATGATTCAAGAGTTATCTAAGAAGTCTTGGCTCAAGCTTACTCATTTTGGTTTCCAGAAGATGCCTGAAGTTCCTCAAGGATTCCGTCCTTATCCTTCCAATGTAGAAGTGTATGATGCCGCCGCTGGTGAGAAGCCTCCACAGCAGGGTTTCGGCTATCAGCAGCTACCTGACTTTATTCGTCGCAAGGAGCCTGATGTAGTAATGATTTACAATGACCTTTCCGTTGTTTCTCGTTTTCTTGAGGAGATTCGCAAGTCTGGTATCCCTCGCACATTCAAGCTATGGGTATATTGCGACCAAGTGTATAACACACAGATGCAGCCTTTCCTTGATATATTAAATCGTGATTCTGACCTTGTATTTACATTCTCAAATGGCTGGAAGAAGTGTCTGAAGGAGCAAGGCATTACTCGCCCAATCGATGTAATTACGCACGGTTTTGACAAGGATAAGTTTTTCCCAATCCCTCGTGAATTAGCTCGCAAGCAGATGAATCTTCCCATGGACCGTTTTATTATTCTCAATCTAAATCGTAATCAGCCTCGTAAGCGTTATGATATTCTAATGATGGCGTTCGTTGAACTTCTAGTAAAGTATCCCACCAAGCCAATTTATCTGTTTTGTGTATGTGACAAAGGTGAGAAAGGTGGCTGGGACCTGTTTGGTCTTTTCAAGCGTGAGCTAACTCTACGAAAGGTTCCTGTTGAGCACTATGCTGACCGTCTAATGGTTTCTTCTGTTGACATGGTGTTCCGTGACGAAGATATTAACATGTTCTATAATGCCGCAAATATTGGTATTAACACTGCTGATGGCGAAGGTTGGGGTCTATGCAATTTTGAGCAAATGGGTGTTGGTATTCCTCAAGTAGTCCCCGATATTGGGGGCTTCAAGGAGTTCTGTACAAATAATAATTCTAGTCTTGTGAAGCCGACTGTCCGTTACCATCTTCCTATGGT